TTACTCTCTTTCCAGAAAGCCAACGCCAGTAACAAGGGAAAGCGGGGTAACAGTACGAAGACACCAATCACGCCATTCATCACCACCAGTATTGATGATCATGATCCGTTGATGCCAATCAGTTCCATACTCTTCTGTTTCAACCAGCTTCCAGCCACGCTCACTAAGCATGGTGTTAACCAGTGACTTCTGCTCTTTAACGGACAGCTTCAAAAATTCTTCTTTGGTCATGTCGTGTTCCTCATCAATTAACTTGATGGTATTTAGACACAAAAAAGCCCCGCATTTAGCGAGGCTATATAATCAGTTATTCTTTATTCATCATTAAGACAATCGGCAATCTCATCCGCCAGCTTATCAAGTTCTTTAATACTTTCTTCTGGGCTATTTGTTTTACGTGACCATAGTGGATGCTCGCCACCAGATTTAGGCTTAACACTCAATCCGGTAAATGTGAACTGTGTCTTATCACCGGACGGTAAAGCAATACCTTTATACTTCACATATTGAGTATAGGGAGTGTCACCTACAATAGTACGCAAGGTAATAGTTTGCTCGAAGTTGCCACTAAAAATAGCACTATTAGAACGGGCGCGTTCAACAATACGACCACCAGTTTCTAAATCTTTAATCTCATTGAATGCGTCAGTATGCACCATAATGTCATTACGCACAGTGTCATAGAGACAGGATTGCATTTTAAGTTTGTTATATGGGCGAGTTGCCTTTGTAGTTGTATAGCTACTTACAATCTCATACCCCTGAAACTGTTCATACTTGATGCCAGGATAAGCCGAAAGACCATCACTACGCTTTTCAAGTTCAGCCATAGACGCACAACCAGATAACAGAACAACCGCAGCAATAACACCAATCTTTTTAAACATAGAATATCCTCCAGAGAATTAAATTGATGAATGGATTAACCACATCTTTATTTATGTAAATATCTATCGTTAATCCTCACATCTGAAACACACCTTACATGGTCAAAGTGTGACCGATTATATTGATGACCGGATCAGTGTCAACGGGTCAAGTCATTGATTTTGACCGAGAAAAAAACGGATGAATGCACGAGAAAAAAGATGAAAAAATTTAAAATATTCGATAAAAAAGACTTGACAACAGAAAGGTGCTGTGATAAGTGGTAAAAGAGGGCGTGTTTTGCCCGGCGCGGTTTAAATCTCGCTTGTGCCTTTTTCAAATTGGTTTAGTTAAGCCACCAAACAAGCCCTACAACGAGCTAAATCACTTCTCAACGCCCCGTCACATGGGATTTTCTTAAATTGCGTTATAGGCCGTTATATTGCGTATTTCGTCTAAATACAATTACGCATATTTTTAGCTCAGAGGATAGTTTCATGACGCAAGAAGTAACTTTAACCGAATTATCTAAAATGTATGGGTATTCCCTTCCGGCTGTTCAGAAATGGCGTGATCGTGGTCTTCCGTATAATACGAATACCCGCCGTTGTCCACGGGATAGAGCAATCACCTGGGTAATTGAAAACATAATCAGCCCACTTAGGGAAGTTGATGTACAAGCGCAGATCCAACAAGAACGATTAAGAAAGGCGAGAGGGGAGGCGGACGCCATCGAACTTAAGAACCGCACCGAACTAAATGATCTGATTCCTGTAGGTTATGTAGAAACAGTTCTAGCCGGATTTTGTGGTGATGTACGCCAGACCATGATGCAGATGGCGACGGTAGACACTCTAAAAATTATGGAAGCTGCAACGGATCAGCGTACTTTGAAAGAAACATTGAAGGATATCATTTCCGCTCGTTTGAATGAGATCGGGGATATTATGATTTCACCGGATCTTGATGCCTACGATGAATACTCAGAAGATGAGGAAGTGAAGCAGGAAGAACCGGAAGAAGAACAAGAAGACGATGAATTTGATGTGTCGTAAAAATTAGATACTAAATAATAGTGAGAAAGATGTTGAACGAGTCAACGTCTAAGGGGAGTTAGATGCTCCCCTCCCAATTTTTCTGATTTGATTTTTTGAGGATGTTTGTCTAACTAGAGGCAAAATACAAATGACTATTTTTCTGACTTATCTCGTAATCATTACCGCGCTTTCCATGATTACCGCTTACGGTCTTTCTGACAGTAATAAAGAGAAGTACGAATTATTCTTAGGCGCGTTTATCGGGTATTCTGCTATCGTAGTTATCATCGAAGCGATTAGTTTTGTGGTAGCGTTAATCTCTATGATTCTGTTTGATGTTAACCCCGAAGGATTTGGTAAAACGTGCTTTATCCTGATTCTGTTTTATCTGGTGTTTCTTGTGTTAAGTAACAAGGATACTAAATAATAATGTAATCTGCCTTTTCTCCTTATGGTTATTAACAGGGGGTCTTCTTTGAGGATTCCCGATTAAAAGCCATAAAAACACATACAGTACAGTGTTTTCATAGTCGATGGTCTATACATCATAAAAACATAACAAGTATAGATTAGTGTTAATCCTCCCGCCCCGAAGGGGGCGGTTATTTTCTGGCTTTAAAGAATAATGTAACGGTAGTGTTCATTATAATTTCCTTAGAATCCTTAATTTGTTTGTTGTGTTGATCCTAAATCAAAAGGGAGTCTCTTTCGTCGGGGACTCCCTTTTTTATTGTCTTAAGCAACCAAACGAAGGGTAGGTCTTGCTTTCTTAATTTCATGTTTAATTTCTGGCTTAGGAAGTTTGCACAGTTCATCAATCGGCTGTAAGGTTGCTGGCGATCTACGTTGCGCGTACTTCTTATCTAAGCTAGCCCACAGATCCCGCGCTTCTTCTACTTCAACCAAAAGAATATTAGCTTGATGATAGAACTTAACCGCATCTTCCCACGTTTTAGCATTCTTGATCTTAGTCTTCATGCTGTTAAATCGGCCTAGAAGCTGTTTTGCTTGTGCCTCTGCTTCTTTACGTGGGCGATCCCGTTCTTCCTGCTCTGCTTTCTCTTTGGCCTTAATCGCTTCCAGATTGGCTTTATATGCACAAACTTGATGGTCGTGGTCTTCAATACATGCTGGAACTTTAGGTTTTGTCACATAGAATTGAAACACAGTTTTTCCTAAATTGCCTTCCACATCGATAGGGAAGGTGTAGGATTTCATGTCGCTAAGTTCAACGCTGTTATCGTCGGTAGACACCAAAGCCAGATTATAACGGCAATAGCTATTTTCTTTAATGCGGATCGTATAAACGTTTGATGTTTTCGGCGTACCCTGAACAACATTACCAAAAGCGAAGACAGTAGCGACGCCACCACGGCTAATCACAACCATAGCAACGCCTTTCTTCTCTTCATCGTAAAACCCACTAAGTTCATAACCAACCACAGAATAAACCAGACGATCACCAGTTTTATTGATGAAGCTGTTAATCATAGTATGTTCTTCTACCGTCAGCTTGATACCGTGTTTCATGATTTCTTTAATGACATTCTCAGAATCTTTAGCGCGGGGATTCTGAATAGAAAACAATTCCTGATAATAATCACCGCCGTTAAGATTATCGGTGAATTTGAAGTTTGCGGTAACTCCACCGTCAAAGGTGGAGGTCAGACGAACGTTTACCAGTGATTCAGTTTCTTCTTTGTTGAGTTTTTTGTTGTCGATTGCGTAAATGTTCATAGTAGTATTCCTCTTTTAAATTAAAAATTAAGCTGCAAAATCAAGTAATTCGCGGTCCATCTCATCCATAGCCGGAATGGTTGGAACATATGGTTTATATCCTTCTTCTACATCAAGAAGGTTGTTTAAGCTGGCATCAGAAATATCACAAGAAACTACGGTTAACGCTGGTTTGATAATCGGCTGATCAACAGTAACCGCCTCCGGTGCTTCTTTTTCTTCTTTCGCTTCTTCCTGGGTAGCTGCCGGAACTACTGCTACCGCTTCAACTTCTTTAACTTCCGGCGCTTTAACTTCTTTTGCTTCCAGTTCTTCTACACGGATTTCAAGAACTTCAATTTCTTTTTTCAGACTAATGTTTTCTTCCATCAGCATAGCGAATTTGCGTTCCATCTCAGCAAGACGTTGCTCAAAAGCACGATGCGCATCAGACAGAATCTGAATATCACGCTGCTGTAATTCTTCTTCGTAGTTGGAAACGGTTTTTTCTTTAGTGGTTTCTTTCCATACTGCCTTATCAACAGCGTTAACATTCAGTTTAGCTTTGTTGGAAACGAAGAAAGAAATATTGAATTTCTCACCGTGAGCACAATCAGACCATGCACCAACAACACTAGAAGCCAGAGCAAAGTTTTTAACTTTACCATTAACGAAACGGCCTTTAGCATCGCGGCGGGAAGCGTGGATCATGTTACCCCAGAGGCTACCAGCTTCATCTTGCAGGATAGACACTACATAGGATTCGTCGCCGTTCTTGTAAGCGATAGCATATACTTCGCGCTGGTCTGGTTTAACCATTGCTTTCAAAGTAGCTTTCTTACGCTCTAAACCACGGTATTCTTTTTTCCAGTCGGAACCAGCATGATAGAGAGTGGTGTACAGAGAATCGATAGATTCTTCTTTATAAATATTAGTGCCAATAGTTAATTCGTCGGCTTCGTTGCTGCCATAGTTACGAATTTCGATATCTGCATCGTACTGATATTTTGCGGTGTCTGCGGTGTTGCTGTAAACGGTAATAGAGAAGTTATTTTGTTTCATTGTAGTAATTCCTTATGTTAAGTAGAAGCCTCCTTGTTGCCGCAAGGGGGCTTTTTTATTGGTTAAAAGTTTCATAATTTAATTCTCAGTCAAAGTTGATTACCAAACGGTAGCTTCAATCTTCACCTTGATTTCATATTTCTTTAAGAGTTTATGGAAGGTTGATTTATCGATGCCTTCATTTTTAAACCACTCTTCAATCCTCACTCCCGGCGTCAGTTCAAAGTAGCGTTTTGCTTTCTCTAACATAATCTCGCGAGTAAATTTAACAGTTCTGGCCATGTTACATCCTCTACAATGTGGATTATTTTTTCTCATAAAAAGAGCTTTTCGCCCTTGATACTTCTATTTATAAAAGTCATTTCAGAAAACCCTGTAAAACCACTGTATATCCGATCAGTGGGAGCACGAATTGCTAAAGAGAAGATTAATAATTAATCAATTCGTACATTATTCAACCAAAAAAGCACTGTATATCTAACCAGTGCTGTATTAATTAACAGTGAATCAGGAGATTTTCAGAAGTGAACAATCATTTCTCACATGTATTTAGTAGAGAGAAAATCTTGCTTATCATCTATATGGGGACTGTTTTGAAAATTTCAACCCCTACCAACGAGAAAAAGTATAAAATAATCCTTGACAGAAGTCAACACACTTGACCCAAGCGAGAAAAGGCTATCAAAATTTTTGTGTGAAAATGGCGAATAATGATTATCAACCTTTATAACCTATTATAGCACGGCGACCTTTTGATAATCCCTTTTAAATCATTAAGTTACAGCGATTTTTGATGATTTTTTGGTTAAATAATATACAAGAATTTTCTATCAAAATATTTGAATGAATTTAAAGGTTTCCCCGCGATATCCCCACTTTAGAAGATGTATCCCCGTCACCGTCCCCGCGTTCATCCCCGTTTTGGAAGCAAAATCCCCCGGATTAGGGTAGTTTCCCCGCCATCCCCGCGTAAAATCCCCGGTATTAGATGCGTATTCTTATGTAAGGATATGATTTTAAATGCTTTCCCCGTGGTGTCCCCGTATCATCCCCATGTTATCCCCGACCTGTCCCCGTGGTATCCCTTCCCCGTCTCTTTCCCGTCCCCGTTTCAAAGTGGGGAAACCAGTAATGACGGGGCTTAGAAGCGATCCAGACCTACAGACCAATATACCTACATACCATCAAACCAATATACCTACAAAGATATTATGCGCCCTGCGGGGCGCGAGTAATCTGCTTCGAATCATTCAGGAAGGGATTTTAACATGATGATTCAAGATCACTTTGAAGATGGTAGTTAAATCACTTCCAAGATAAAGGTATTACAATCACTTTAAAACAAACTGATTCTAGATCACTTTGATGATACTGGAAGGAATTAGATATGCTTCGCAGACGCTCAGGGAGCGTCCATCTTGTTCGATTATTATTTCTACAAAAGAAAGATTCTTATATTATAAAGATACTTCTTCGTTTTGGTGATGATTTAATCAAATCTATGAAGGAGGGCTAGCCCGACTGAATCCAATCACCTTTCAAGTACAGACCAGTTTTGGACTCTACCAGACCACTCTTTCCATAATAACAAGAATTTTCTCTTTATAAATAATATTAGATTGATTCACTTTCTTTTAGAGGATTTCCACTATGAACCATAAAATGACTACCACTACTCCTTTTATCCTTCTGGGTCTGGATTCTGATAGCTTTCACAATGACAAGTTAATGAAGATGTTCCGTGAACGTGGTTATAACATCCTTTTCAACTCTGATGAATCCCATTTCTCTAGTGCATGGTATGCGTTTTGCCGTAATAAGAAGCCGACCATTGTTGTTAACGTCTTCACCGATGAAGAACGCTTAAAGTACCAGAATCTACCAGCAATTATTGTTCGTGATGATCTTCCGTTTGAAGTCCGTTCCGGTGACATTGACCTGGGGAGCTTCGTTACTGTCTATGAACTGGATGAAGCAATGTTTAACTACGGCAAAGAAACCGCTCAGGAAGCCCCAGAAGAAGATGAACAAGACGAAGATGACGACGACTACGCGCCAATCTGTTTCTCTTCTCAGAATGGCTTCTACGGCTACGATGAAGGCTTAGACATGCTGTAAGTTAGGTCAACCCTTTGGCGTCTTGTCAAGGGGTATTGACAAAATTTTCTGACTTTTTTATGATTATCGCACTTGACAACTTTGAACCTATTTGACCTAGATTTGTAAAGAGGATGTAACATGAAAGAATTTACCATCACTAAATCCCTGTATGACTGGACTGTTAAAATATCCGGCAAAACCGTTTCTGTAACCCCTAGCCATGTAGAAAATGATTGGGGCGTATCCCGTGAAACTATCTCCCGTAGTATGCATGTTCCGTTTGATCTGATGTCTTTAACTGGTATTCATGCAATGCTGGAAGTTCGCGAGCAATTCGAAGCTGGTAATCACAATGCGACTCCAGTTAGCAATCACCTTCTTACTAATGAAGAACGTGAAATCATCGAAAACTGGCGTTATGAATATGCGATTCCTTATTATGAAGAAGACCAAGTAGAAATCGATTGGTAATAAATTTCTATCATAAATAAAAATGTTCCGGTGGTGATGCCGGAACTAGGAGGATCAATATCACTAAACCGAAAGGGGAACTTAATTATGAATGCTATTTCTGTAATGAATACCGCTGTTAAAACTGCTTCTGTGTCTCTGGTTGCTGCAAATGACTCTGTAGAAAAAGAATTAACTATGTCTTCTTTCCAGATTGCCGAGTTTACCGGAAAGAAACACTGTCATGTATTGCGTGATATTCGCGTGATGTATAAAGAATTGGGTATTTCTCAGGAATCCAATTTTGGATTTGTGGAGAAAATCAATGGCTTAGGTATCGTTGTTAAAGATCCGGTATGTCATTTGAATGAAGAACTTTGCATGACTCTTGTCACTGGATATAGCACTCCGATTCGTAATCGTGTAATTAAAGAATGGAAGATTCTGAAAGAAGAAAACGCACGTTTACTAACAGAATTGGCAAACAAAGAAGCTAATCCGTTCCCAGACGCAAGCAAGATGACTAAGCTCGACTGGATGCGCGAAGCGGTTAAACTTGAAGAAGAAAAAGAACAATTGCTTCACGAGAATCAACAATTAGTTGATCTCCATGTTCGTAAAGCTATTGATGCACACAGCTTAACCCGTTTATTGGGCGAAAAACGAGGCTCTACAAAGGTACAAATGATTCTTAAGGGATTGTGTGAGGCTAAACACATTGAGCGTCGTCTGGATGCTTCTGGTAAGCCTAACGGCTATGATGTTCTTCCTCCTGCTTACATGTACGCTCGACAATCAGCACATGGTCAGCTTGAGTTCACAACTGACTGTTTACCTGTGCTGGTTAAATTGGGATTGATTGAAGAAGAACAACGAGCAACTTTGAAATTACCGCAGCCTAACAATGCTCGTGCAATCGTCAATAATACTGCCGCACTGATTCGTAAGAACGTCGGATCGCTGGAACACTTTGGAATTTAATTTTTATTTTGCCCCTGAAATATGGGGCTTTTTGAGGATAGAATATTATGAACCTGACTATTGAAGATATTACCCGTGCTATGCGTGATGATAGCGTTAAATCTATGCTTTTGAGCGAGGTTGCTGTTGTATGTGAGGTGTCATATCAGAGGGCGGAAGAGGAATTGCTTAGATGTTGGGATGCATTAAAAGAAAAGCCAACTAAGACCGATGGTGATTATGTCTTTGAAGGTAGAGGTGGAAAGCGATCCGTGTTGATTATCATGATGGGATTAAGTGCTAACATCGCTTACATGATCGTCAAAGATATTCGCCGTATGGAAGAGGAACTAGAACAACGAAATAATAAAGAACTTGCTTTCTATAATTCTTTGAGTGATGCGGATAAGGTTGAATATCTTCGTTTGAAGGATGCTCTTGCTAATGCAGATCCAGAACACCAGAAGATAGAATGGATGAGGCTGGCACTGTTTCAAGCACAAAGAGAGAAAGAACAAAGAAATAGAGTAGAAGAAGAAATTATGGCTGCTGCCGAGGCCATTAGAGCAAAAATCAAGGTACAGGAAGCCAAACCCATTACCGCTAAGATTAAGGCCGTTAAAACGCGTGTTAGAAAGCCTAAGACTAAGAAATGTCTTGGTGATTTGCTTGATAGTGAAAACTGTATTGACCTTGCTATCTTCGGAATCTGATTAGAAGCCCTGCCGTAATGGTGGGGCTTTTTGTATATGGAGATGTGCGCAGTTTTGCTCAGATTGTTTTATATACAAAAAAGCCACTCCGAAGAGTGGCAAAGAGAATCAAAAACCTGTTGCTTCTACGATCTGACCATCACCGATCTGAACATAGAATTTAATGTCTAACTTCTTCATATTCTTATAGAATTGGGCGATTGAGATCCCATGTTCACTAAGAATCTGTTCTTTCGCTTCCTTACCACGATCCGCTGTATAGTAAGCGTAGGCAATATCAGCCATCTGTTCAGCGTTAAAACGGGCAGGGCGACCGCGAGTAGCTTTAGTAGTCATAGTAGTTTCCTCCAAACAATAGTGATTTCTCAATATTATTTAGAGGACTTAGATTTTATCTTGAACATGGGTGAGTCGTCAACCGACATAAAGAACTCTGCCTTAATCCCGTACTTCCTCAGCCGTGAATAATATGTACCCCGACTAATATCAACCTTGCGAAGCACTTCGAAGAACCCTGTAGGATCGTTGTAATAGTGGCTATATTTCACGTTAGCTAGTTCAACGAATAGTTCCCTTGTATCACCATAGCCTTTCTTGAAAGCCACGTTACGATAGCGTGTAATTGCGTGATTCAATCTCTTCTGTTTCAACACTTCTCGGATCGGCTTCCACTGCAACCGATAGATAGGACCGTCATCAATGCGATAATAACGCTTGATATCAAAATCAAACCAATCTCGGACTCTCCGAAACTCTGTATGTGATGTTCTATGCTTCTTAAAGAAGTTGTGAACGTCTGTATAACCATTATCACGGTAAAATTCTATTAAAATCTCTTTCGCTTCCTCACGGCTAAAACCGGATGTTGTGTAATCAGTCTTTAAGTGCTTATGTTTTACTGGCAAACGATATTCATGATCGGTACAAGACAAGGCTAATTCTAATTCATCTCTTTGTTGCTGATTAATTAGCATACAACCCCCTTAAATCTTAATACCCGTATTTATCTAAATACAACATATTGTTGATATGAGGATAATCACGGTGAAAAAACTCTCAAATAAATTTAAACTCAAGCGAATTTTTAACGAAGTATCAAAACATATCCGACCGCCAATTAAGCGTTTACCATCTGAATGGTGCGAGGAAAACATGATCCTAGTGGATGGACCACAAGCTGGCGCTAAAATTAAATTAACCAGCTTTCAGAAAGGCATGATTGATGCTCCTTTCTTAGAGAATAAGAAAAAGTACATTTTTTGTACAAGTGCCCAGATCGGCAAAACTTCCATCCTTAATGGTATATTATTCAATAAGATAGCTAACGATCCCAGCAATATCATCATAGGCCAAGCAACCACGAAGGAAACCGCTCAGTACCTAAGCGGGAAGATCCGACCAGCCATTGAAGCATGTCCGGCATTACGCGAAGCAATCACCGACAAGAATGATCGCAACGCTGTTAATAACAATAGTCAGATTCAGCTTAAGACTAATCATTTTCTTTACATGGTATCGCTTACTAGCCCATCAACCTTGCGTTCAAAAACCAGCCCGTTGATTCTGCTCGATGAATGTGATGCTGCCAGTGCTAGTGAAGAGGGCGATCCGATTGCACTTGCGGCTAACCGCGCAACCACTTTCGGGGATGAAGCAAGAATTATCGTTTCCAGTACCCCGACCACTAAGCTGGGACCGATTAATCAACAATGGTTATCAAGTGATCAGCGTAAATTCTTTGTTCCTTGTCCGCATTGCGGGAAACACCAGGTGATCGAGTGGGAAAATGTTAAGTTCGAGTGGAAAAATCAGGATGGTCGCAATCTGCCATGTGTTGAAAGCGCCCGTTATGTGTGTCCTCATTGCCAGACTGATTGGTCAGAAGGGGATCGCATTAGAGCGGTTGCACAAGGTGAATGGAGAGCTACCCGTGAAAGTGATGTAGCAGGATTCTGGATCAGCCGTCTATATTCACCTTTTAGCTCTATCAAAGCATGTGTCTCTGACTTCTCTCAAGCGTGGCAAACATTTGATTTACAAAGTTTTTATAATACCGTTCTCGGCACTGTATACGATGATCAGGAAACGGCAGTAGAAGTAAACGAACTGGAAGAACTTAAAACAGATGTTTCTATCGAGAATATCCCTGATGACGTGATTTTCTTGTGTGCGGGTACTGACCAGCAATTAGATCGCGCAGAAACTACGATCATGGGCGTGGCAAAGGATAAGATTTATATTCTGGATCATCGCAGCTTTTACGACCATAACTGTGAACGATATGAATCTCCTGTATGGGACAGATTAATCAACTTCCATAAAACCAAATTTACTACTGTATCGGGTGATCGTGTTCCTATGCTCGCCAGCTTCCTTGATACATCGAACGGTCGATTCACTCAAGCCGGATACCGTATTTGCGGTGGTAAGTGGAAGAACTTACACGCAATCAAAGGTAGTTCATCTGGTACTGCTCCAATCATTCCAGTGAAACCAACTACCACGGGCGGTCATGAGTTGCTTATGTTGGGCGTTAACGTGGGTAAAACGGCTATTCGTGAGCTATTAACACGCAACTTGAAAGAAAACCCTCATATTGGTTTAGAGATATCAGAAACCGTTCCTGATGATTATCTCGATCAGCTTTTGAGTGAATCCATCAAGCGTACTGTTACTGGAACACGTTGGGTAAAAAATCCAGGTGCGACACGAAACGAGGCGCTCGACTGTCTGGTTTATAGCTATGCGGCTTCTCGCTATGTTCTTTCAAAAATGTCATGGGATAAGCTCATTGCAATGAAAGAAAAGCTGAATCGTGAACCAGAAGCAACCGTAGAAGCTCCTAAATCACATTCTAACGAGCAAATCGAAGAAACTAAGCCAATCACTCATCACAAACCTAATCGTCGTCCTATGGCGCGTCCTGTGCGTCGTGGTGGGTGGGTAAATAACTTTTAATTGATGCCGTCCTTCGGGGCGGCCTCCCCCTAAATATTGTTAATCCAATAACAATTAAATAAGGGGTAATTATGAGTTTAGAACTAATTCCCTTAGTAATTCGTAAAGGCGAAAAAATCACGCTGGCGAATGAAGAGGGTGTAACCATTCAGGTCGGAAATAGCAAAGGCGTTGTATATCAGGTTGATGATGCACCGGAAAATCACGAGATTAAAACATTAGACTTCCCAGAAGGAAAAATGACCATCGTTATTACTCGTGACGATGAATTAATCTCTATGCAGGAATTAACTGTATTGCCAGTATTCCAGAAACAATCCAAAAAAGACCATCTACGCGAAACGATTACTTTAATCGAAAATACCATCTATGCGCGCCTAGCCAATGATGAAAGTGCGTTATCCGCAATGACTATAAAGGGTAATTCTTTTACCTACGAGTCAATTGCGGTTTTACAACAACTGAAAAAGGATTACGAAAAACAACTCGTAAAACTCATTCAGCAAGAACGGCGCAAGGCTGGCAATTACTCACCAATTACACCGATTAAAGTACGCTTAACTCGATAAGGATTTAACATGTTTAATTTTTTCAAACGCAAAAAAGATATGCCCGTGAATCCGGTTAAGAAAATCGGTATTCGCCAGCACCGCAAATTATTTGTAGATCGCAAGATTGAAGAATTTACCAAAGACTTACATAAACGCTCTTTGGGATTGGTTGAAAGCGACCGTATTGAAGGAAGTATGGCGCGTAATGTCATCACTGGCAGCATTAACAGCACGATTAAGGGGTCCGCATCACGTCTATACAATCAAGGCCGTTATCTTGCGTTAAACACCTCTATTGGCTCCCGTTATTGCCAACACGTTATTGATTCCGTGGTAGGTACTGGCTTACAGCCTCGAACCTTCGTTATGAAAGGGGAAAAGCTGGACGCAACCACTAACACCGCTATTGAGAATGCTTTTTGGCGTTGGGCTAGCTCTCAGAAACGATTCTCGCGCATCGGAAAGATTAACTTCCTTGAATGCTTAAAGTTGATGGAAAAAGAGCGCGTGATGGGTGGTGATGCGTTTCTGGTACTCCATGAAGATGGTAAGGATCTGCAAGTATCAATTTATGGTGCGGATTGTGTCGATTGGTCAGATCAGCGCACCTTAGATAACGGTAATGTCGTTTACGCTGGCATCGAATATGAAGATGAAAAGCCCGTTGCATATTGGTTTAGGCGTCGTGACCTGTTTACTCAATCCTTTACTGGCGAACGTGTACGAATCCCAGCGGAAAGAGTGCTGCATTACTTTATCCCTGGTACAGCCGACGCATTACGTGGTATTACTGATTTCTTGCCAATAATCAAAGATATAGCTCATCTTGAAGCGTTCCGCGAGACTGTAATAATCGGTAAGCGCGTGCACGCAAGTAGTATGGCCTTTATCACAAGCGATAAAGAAAATCAAGATTCATTTGATGTTGGTGAAGATGACACGGAAAACTATCAACCGCCAACAATGATCACTGACTTCGAACCAGGTACTATCAATATACTGGAACCGGGGCAAGACGTTAAAACGGTACAATCAACTCAAGGCGGCGATGATTTCGAAAAATTCAATGAAGCAATGCTGACTTCTATTTCTATGGGTCTGTCTAGCTTTAAACAAGCTCTTACAGGAGATACAAGTTCTATTAACTACTCATCAGCAAAATTCGGTCATAATATTGAATCCGCTCGCTTCAAGACGCATCAAGATCGCTTAGTTGATACTGTTATTCTTCCATTGTTTGAGGCGTTTTTACGTCACGCGGTAATTAACTCAAAAATCAATGTTCGCATGACGCAGATCGATTCTATTTTGGATGCAACGACAATTATTAGGCCGCGCGTTACGTCTATCGAACCTATCAAAGATATTCAGAGTGAAGTTCTGTTAATAGAAAGCGGATTGAAGTCTAAAGCTCAGGTCATTATGGAAATGGGTCAAGATCCGTCTCAGGTCTTTAAAGAAATTGAGGCAGAAAAACACATGCTAAATACATGCGTAGTGAGTGAGGGTGAGACTGAAAAAGAAAAATCGCCTGATACTCAAAATGAATAACCCAACGGGGGCGCAATGCCCCCAATAATTTTCAAGGTGATCTATGACAACAAAACAATTCCGTCGTAGTGTTGCGGTAGATACCCCTGATTTTATCGAAGAAAAAGACGAACGAATTATTGAATTGGCTTTCTCAAGCGAGGCTCCTTATACACGTTATTACATGAATCAGGACGGCGAGCAAGTCGAATTAAAAGAGATTCTCGTACACGATGAATCAGCGGTTGATCTATCCGTTTTAAACGAGACTAACGCAAGTCTTCTGTTTAATCACAATCTGGACCTTCATATCGGCAAGATTGTTCCTGGCTCCGCTCGTATTGACGAAGACCGTGTAGGTCGTTGCCTTGTCCAATTCTCCAAAGTAGGCCAACTGGCTAATGAATGCTTTGAGAAGGTAAAAGAGGGAACACTTTCACAAGTTAGCGTCGGTTATAACGTTCTTGATGGCAAAGCCGATTTTAACAAAGGGATCTATTACGTTACACGCTGGCAACCTTTCGAATGCAGTCTTGTAACGTGTGCCGCAGATCCATTTAACGCGGGTGTTGGACGCTCTCTAAATACAGACAACGAAATGATTGTTTTGGAGGGTGAACAAGTGGAAGACGAAATTAAAGACACTCCGGTAGAAGAAATTAAACCGGAAGATGAAGAAAAACGTTCCGAAGAAGAGAAAGAGGAACAGGAAAATGAAGAAATTGATTCCGATTCTGGAAATAGTGCTGACAGTGGCGAAGATGTGGAAAACCCGCAAGAAGTAACGCCAGAAGAAAAAGAAGAACGTTCCGAAGATGAACCGGAAGAAGAAATTAAACCGGAAGAAACAGAAGAACTAAATAAAGATACAGACGAGAACGACGAAACGGAAAATACATCCGAACCAGTCGAAGAAGAAAAGATTGAAGACGAAGAAAAACCGTTTGAACGTTCTCGCGAAGATACCGCCGAAATTCGTGCTATCGGAAAACATCTAAATATCTCCGAAGACGTAATTGAAGCCGCAATTAAAGATAGTGCCGTGACTATTGAAAATTTTAAAGAAAAAGCACGCGCACTAAATACTACCGAATCTAAAACTTTTGTTAAAGGAAAAATTACCATGACCGATACCATTAAAACTCTGGAATCTCGTTTCGATCTTAATAAAGCTGTACGTGCAATCGCAGAGGGTAAAGCACTGACTGGCGCAGAAGCTGAATATTCTCAGGAAGAAGCACGTAAAGCCGCAGCGCGTGGTCGTGCACAGCGTTCTAACTCCGTATTCATTCCGGCGTCCGCTCTGCGTGCTAGCCAGAACATGGAATCTCTGAAACCTGTAGTTGGTGAAGAAATCCGCCATGATTGCTTCGTTGATATGATCATGGAACGTTCTATTCTGGGCAAATTGGGCGTGCGTACCATTAACGCAACTGGTCCGGTATCTCTGCCGTCTCTGACTTCCAGCAATCTGGAAAACTTCGGTTTTGTTGCAGAAGGTCAATCCGCTGGTGAAGGTACTATCAAGTTTGCAGCACAGCCGATGACTCTTAAGACATTCAATGGAATTGTTCCTGTAACTCGTCAGGCTGCTATCACTCTGCCTAACATCGGTGCTATCGTTGGTGAGCACATGCTGAAACACAGTGCTATCGCTCTGGAAAAAGCGATCCTGTCCAATGCTGCTAACACTAACGCTCGTGATGGTCTGACTAAGATCCTGACCGACGCTGGCAAAGTTAAACAGATTGATTGGACCTATGCCGAGTTCCTGAAACTGGTTGCTGAACAAACAGACAAAGGTTTTAACGAATCTGATCTGGCATTTGCTACTCGTGGTGTTATTAAAGCTGAACTTTCAGCGCAACTGAAAGCCGCTAACGTTCCGGGCTTCCTGGTAGAAGGTGATAAACTGGTTAACCGTCCGATCTATGGCTCTGGTGTAATTGCTCAGGATACGATGCTGTTTGGTGACTTTAGCTCTCTGGCAATTGCGGACTTCGGATCGCTGGAACTGGATTGCGACGACACCACAGGTCGCGCGGCTGGCAACCTGTACTTCCGTGTATGGGCTGATTTGGATTGGGCTGTTATGGACCATAGCGCACTGACCGTAGTCCAGAAAAAAAGCGATTGAAATAACGTAGAACCTTCTGAACCTTCCCCCGATTTGGGGGAAGAAAATCCGATTCCACCACAGGAAGAAGAATCCCAGACGGTTAAGGCGAAAGCCACAGCTAAAAAGGTGGGTCGTCCACCGAAAGCAAAATAATAATTAGCCCTGCCTTTATCGGTGGGGCTTTTTTGTATGTAAATACTCCATAAAAGGGGGTAACTATGTTCAAATTATCAGAATCACAATTAAATCGAATGTTTAAGAGTGCTCCTGTTTTTATGGTGGAAGGTGGTAAATCAATTCGTGCTTACCATGAAATTACTACTACCGACGAACAAGGGGTAATGACAGAAACAGAATTCTTATTCTGTCGTGAGGGAGATTTAAAGCAGGGTGATATTGTCATTGTAGAAAATCAGCGTTTTAAAGTTCAATACATTAAGCGCAATGGTGACAATACCAGTGATTGCTTTATCACTTTAGCAGGGGGTGCACATGCTCGCTACCGTTAATAATATGCCACGTCTTAAGATTAAACGTGCTTTACAGGATATTATCGAACAAGATCTAGGTCTGGCTTTAAACGTAGAACAAACTCAGCAAGGCTTTAGTGATGACGTGGTTTGTTGGATTACTGGCATGAATGAAACTTATACGCGTGTTCGTGGTGGTAATGCAATGCAAGCTGAATGCGTTATCGAAATGCAATTATATTCTCAGATTCATGAAACAAAAATCCATGAGGGTATTTGCCAGATAATCCAGATTCAGCCGGATAACCCACGATTTAAAGATTTGGGCTTCTCTATTTCAGATATCACTCCAGTAGCTTCTAATACCGATTATGACGATGATTCTAGTGATGGGGGTATCGTTGGGACACTTAGCCTTAAATTTTCTTATCTAGCGCGTTTTTAAGGGGTAATAATGAATATTACACATGATAACTTAGATATTTTCACTGGATCACATGTTGAAGTGTCGATCTCTAACCAGATAGACAATCAGGTCGACTTTTTCGATCCTAGTTTTAGTTCTATTGAGAACGTCGCAGCATTCCCTACGCTAACCGAATCCACAGAGATTGAAACTCTGGAAGAGTACGATCAGGACGCTACGGGGAAACTTGCTGGTTATCGTAGACTGGAACCGACAACACTCACATTAAACCGTGTTCTTGACGATGAACATCAAGCAATGTTGATGAAAGCGGTAGAGGATAAAACACCTTTACGCTTCCGTATGTTCTATGTTGTGAACTCTGGCTATAGTGCTGCTAACACTGGTTACTATGTCATCTATGACGCTTATGTCACTAGTCACAAAACCCGTGGCGCAGATAACAAAGCTGTAACACTGGAATTTAAACTTGAACCAGATGGCGGGATTCTAGCAAGGGGTATAGCGACCGAGGGAAAACTCATTCGACAAGGGGACTTTGGCGTAGGCGCTGGAATTAGCCCGTTTACAGGGGGTATTGATAGCGAGGCATTAGCAGGAAACCGTTTCGTAACCTACAAGGGAACCGCTGGTAGCAACCCGTTCTCATCCGATACATCACTATTGCATTTACAGCCAAATGAAGACGGTGGTTGGCAACTAACATGTACCACTGCGGGTGATCCTCGTTTGCGTGTCCGAACTATCCAGAAAGGTGGTCAATCTCGATGGGTGAAGGTTTTTAGTGAACATGAAAAGCCAACTCCCGCCGAGATCGGGGCAGTGGCTAAAACTGATAGAGTCGATTTCGGGGAGTATTGATTCACTTCCTAAATAAAACATGACGCGGGGAGGTTAACGCCTCCCTTATTCCTGTTTTATAGTGAGGTGATTCAATGGAGTCTATCCAATTTAAACGCACACAGACGGCTGGTAAAAAGCCAACGCCAGAACAATTACAGGTCGGTGAAATCGCTATTCAGATGGCAGACCATGTAATTTACACCAAAGACAAAAATAACGCAGTAGTTCAAATCAGCGTTTCCCCAGAAAGTCATAATGCTTTAAACACGAAAGTAGACAATAACAAAACTAGCACTGACCGTGTTATTGCTTCCAACAAACAAGAGGCCGCTAATAATCTGGCTAGTGCTAAAGCTGAACTGAATCAGACTATTACCACGAAAGATACAGCGACCAATAAGCGCATTGATGCTACTAATACCAACGTTAGCAATTTGACCAAAGTGGTTAGTGATAACAAGGTCGATGCTGACACCAAAATTAATAATCTTAGTGGGACCGTAAGTAGCAACCATACCGCTATTAACACAAAGGTCGACCAGAATAAATCTGATGCCGATAGTAAACACGCAGCTTTATCAAAGACGGTCGCGGACAACAATACCGCAATAAACAACAAGGTCAATACCACTAACACCAACGTTAGCAATTTAACCGCTACAGTGACTTCCAATAAGAAAGACGCGGACACAAAAATTAATAACCTTAGTGGGACAGTAGCGGCGAATAAGACCGCAATCGAAAAGGTTGTATCCGATAACAAGGTCGATGCTGATACGAAGATCACCAACTTAACCAACACTGTTAATAGCAACCACACCGCCATTAACAACAAGGTTGACCAGAATAAATCAGCTACTGATTCAGCGATTGCAGCCGCTAACCGTCGAATTGATGGTATTGAAGGTAGCAACGATGCTCTTTACATCAAGAAGAATACCAATACTAAGCATGGTGGGTATCTGTTAAGCAAGACAGCTAACTATCTGGAAGACCAGACATCACGAGATCTTAATTACTTTGGTGCTTTCCGAACTAATGAACAAGATGGTCTTTTAGATCTAACTCTTAATGTTCCTCATTCTGCCGGTAAAGCGCACGGTCGCGGATTTACTTTCCGTTATGCGTCTGGTGGATCTCGTGTTGAAACCTATGGTTTTGATAGAGAAGGACAGAAGGACTTTAGCTATAAAATGTATCACGAAGGTGATAAGCCGACTCCTGGCGAGATTGGTGCATACACCAAAGCCGAAGTTGATAAGATGTTTGTTAAAAACGTCGTTATGTCTGTTCCCAATTCTAGCGAAAACGTATCTGCATATTTCAAATTGGCAACCGCAACAATTCCACAAAACGGGCGTAGTGTGTTTTTCCGTATTCATGGTGGTAATGGTTACAACGTTACGGCATATGACCAAGTTGATGTAGTAGAAATTCTTCTCCGTAGTGGTAACGATAGACCTAAAGGTCTTAACGTAATTGCATACCGTAGAAATACAAACAAAGATTTTGAGGTATTTGCTGTCAATACTTCCGGTGATAACTATGATATCTACGTGAAATATCAGCGTTATACCGATAACGTTATTGTCGAATATGGGAAATCTGTTTATGTAAGTTTGACGGTTTATGATACGCCGGAAGCCACGTTAATTAAACCTTCCGTTGGTGTTATCGGTGGTCGCAACGTAACTCTTTTTAACACAGAAAATAAACGTGGTGTGTTGAGTTTTGACGACAACACACAAAACAGCTATGACATTGTTCATCTAAGTAATGATAAAGGTACTGGTCGGAAATATATTCGTAAATTCCGCAGTAACTATAATGAAATGATCTGGCATGAGACGGTTCAAGGTTCCAGTTATCGTCTGGCTACTGGTAGCACTGATGCTCAGGAGATTCTAACCGTTGAATCTAGTAGCTCTATTGCTGGGACTCATAAAGGTAATATTCTTTCTGGTCGAATGATGTTAGGTGGCGGTAGTAATGTTATTACCTTGCGGCGTCCTGCTGGTCAATCCAACCATATTGCGTTTCAAGATAATCGGACTGGAGATATTACCCGTCAAGGGTGGATCGGTTATGGTAATGCTGATACTAACGTTTTTGAATGGTATAGTGATGTAGGTGGTACTTCTATTCGTCACCACATCGACGGACAGATCGAACTTGCAACTGGTAGAACAAAACGAGTTTATACTAACGCTCAATTCATCTCAATGAATAGCGACGCCTACCGCATGATCTACGGTAATTATGGTGCATTCTGGCGTAATGACGGCACTAAAGTTTATCTTCTTTCTACTGCCGAAAATGATAAATTGGGCGGGTGGAACGGAAACCGACCATTCATTTACGATTTGACAAATGGTAAAGTTACTTTAGGTGGTGATGGTAACGAAGGTGCATTAATTCTTGAAAGAGATAGCCGTGCTGCTCGCTTTAGTAATAACGTATTCTTAGAAAAAGGATTGCTTACTTTCTCTGCTGGTGGGAATCAGTCAATGGATTCTTTCACGATTAACCATTGGGGGAATAGTAACGCTAACCGATATAACGTTTTGCAATTCCAGGACACTAGCGGAACTCACTTTACCACTGAACGTAACGGATCTGGTGGTTTGCTTGCTCATTTCCGAGGGGATTTAACTACCGAAGGAAAATTAACGTGGGGCAAAAATACAGCTACTTCTAGCTTTAATATCCGTGCGTGGGGTGCTGATGCTCGTAAACAAGTATTCGAATGTGCGGACGAAAGCGGTTGGCACTGGTACACACAACGACCGGGCGGTCCGGGTACTGAATTAATCGAGTTTGCCATCAACGGTACTGTTAAACCTAAAGCAATTCACACTGGCGGTAATATCACGCTTAACGGTGCTGATATTGAGTTTCGTCGCAGTGGCAATAAGCATTTGTGGTTTAGAGATCCAAATGGCTTAGAATTGGGTCTGTTGTACTGCGATGATGCTGGCGTTATGCGTATGCGCGGTGAGAAACAAACCGAAGTCTGGAAATTCGGCGGTAAGATGATTCACCTTGAAACGGGCACTGTATCCGGTGGCGGTAATGGTCTTATTCGTGGTAGCGTTGCTGGTGGTAGTTGGGCTAGCTGGCGTGATCGTGCTTCTGGTATTCAGGTCGACTGTCAACAATCAACCGATTCCGCTCATAACGTATGGAAAGCAACCCATCAAGGTAAATATCATATCGCAGCAATGGGTGTACATGTTCCTAGCGGTACTATCGGTAACGCTCTTGTGCGTCTCCATGTTCATGATACTAACTTTGACTTTAACGCTGCTGGTGACTTTACCGCAGGTCGTAACGGTAGCTTTAACGATGTTTACATTCGTTCGGACCGTCGTCTGAAAGTTAATCTGGAAGAATTAAAAGATGATGCTTTAGAGAAAGTAAACTCCCTGAAAGTCTACTCATACGATAAAGTTAAGTCTCTTAAAGATCGTAGTGTGATTAAACGCGAAGTCGGTATTATTGCTCAGGATCTGGAAGAAGTATTGCCGGAAGCAGTAGGTATTCAATCCACCGAAGATCCAGAAAATCCAGAAGCAATTAAGACTATTTCTAACTCTGCTGTTAATGCCTTGATTATTAAAGCTATTCAGGAAATGGACGTCAAATATCAAGCTAAGATTGAAGCATTGACTAAAGAGATTGCCGAACTCAAAGCAACTAAATAATAAAAGTCGGGGGACTAGTTCCCCCGTAATAACAATTTTAATTAAGGGGTAATTCTATGTCTCAACAATTTAAAGATATTTTTACTGGTGGTCTGGTAAGTCTGTTCTATCACGCTGATACCACTAACACCGATCTTGCTGATGAAGCATACGAAGAAATTAAAGAGTGTGCTGGTTTTCCTGAAACTGGTATCGAGCGCGGTACTGTAGAAGTTAAATCCTTCTCTTCTCAGTATAACCGTAAACTGGTAGGGAAGCTGAACGTTCCTGATCTGACTCTGACCGTTAACTACATCCCAGGCGATGCGGTACATGAAAAACTGATCAAAGCTGCCGAAGACGGTACTCGTATTCAGATTAAAGTAGAATATTACGTTGACGCAGCAAAACAGACTGGTATTCGCACCGCTTTCAACGGCTTCATTTCTAAAGTTGCTATGAACGGTGGCGATGAAGAAGTTGTGACCAAAGAGTTTACCTTCGCGGTGGATGGTGCTCCGCTGAAACAGCAAATCTTCACTGCCGGATGAACTAACGAAGAACTTCCCGAACCGGAACCACAGCCGGAACATGAAGCGGTGGTGATTCCAGAAGTAGAAGAAGTTACGGCGAAAGCCACAGCTAAACGAAGCCGCAAGGCTAAAGATTAATTATAAGCCCTGCCTTAATGGTGGGGCTTTTTTATTGGAGTAATCAAAATGGCGAATGTCGTTAATAAGCCTGGCTGGGTCGGGTCATCTGCTGTTTCTGTAACTGGTCAACGATGGATGAGCGCAGCAATGAACGCATTAAAGGTTAGTCGCCCAGCTAACATGAGTGCGATGTGTGGTCGTGGTATGGATACGGTTGTAGCTACTGCTGCGTGGTCTACTTCATTGGGTAATAACTGGGGTGTGACTGCTTCAAACTATCCAGTAACTGACATGCGCGGTAAAGGATCTATGGAGAACCCCGAAAACGTGGGCGTAGGGCGTCTGATTGGCGTTATCGTTGGTCAATTCAATGGCGGTACTCCTACTATGGCTGTATATCTCCAGAACGGTAGAGCGGGGAATATAACCGTTAATTTGGGTGGTGCTACTGTCACTGTTCCTTATAACAGTATGCAAAGTGGTTTTCATTACTATTGGTTAAGCAATCCTCCGGCTGCTTTCCTTACCAACATTAAGAAGACTGGCACTAAGCAGACTTTAAAGATCACATAAATATATCGTAATCATTGTTAATGAGGAAACAAAAATGAATATCAACGATTTAATGAAAGCTCTTTCCCCGAAACGCGAAGCAATGGAAATCAACGGCTTTAAATTTTATGCCCGTCCGATGAGCGTACAGGAATTTAACGAGCACATTCAGAATAACAATAAAGAAGACCGCGACGAACGTACTATTCTGAAATGTATCGAAGATGAAAGCGGTAAACCAGTTTTCACTAATATTAAACAAGTTAAAGCCCTTTACACAACTGTTAAAGCACAATTGATCGGTCTGGTTGCTCTGGCTTCTATGATGCCGGAACCGAGTAAGGTAGAAGAATCGGTAAAGTAAACCCGCTCTTAACTTTCTACTTCCGCCAGATGATGCGGCGTGGATTGAGTAAAGATGAAATGGATAATATGCCAGTAACACTTTTTTGGTCACTGCATATTTTCGACACTTACTTAGAACCACAATCCCCCGCATTTCATGACATGCAAAACGCTATGCTTCAATATTCCCTTTATATGACTTCTCAGGGAATGACCAAAGAAATGGCTAAGAAAATTAAGCCTAGCCAATTCCAGTTAATCAAAGAAGAGAAAATCTTCAAGACTAAAGAAGAACTGGAAGAAATCGAGCGTAAGAAAGAAGAAGATCGCAAAGCTGCAATGTTGAGCATGTTTGATCCGGCGTTAGTCAATAAGTTAAGGGCGACCGCAGATTAATTGAATTATAAGCCCTGCCTTTATCGGTGGGGCTTTTTTATATAATAAGAATAAGAGGTTAATATGTCAGAATTAAGATTTGATATTACTGGCGTTACTGGTGGTCTTGAATCTGCCGCAGATAAAGCAAGTGGTATTCTTGATGGTCTTGCCTCCGGTGGTGTCGGTAATTTAACTGGCTCTATCAGTGGATTGTTAGGTAAGCTGGGTCCATTGGGGATGGCTGCTGGTGCTGCTTTGGGTGCTCTTACTGCCCTTGCTGCTGGTGGCGCAAAAATGGCTATCGAATATGCCAATATGTCGAAAGAATTTGGCGTTAATATCGAACAAATTCAGAAGATGGAAAAAGTCTATAGTGGCTTTGGTCTGAATGCTGAAAAAGTTCTTGATATTAACAAGGATGCAGCCGAGAAACTAGGTGAAGCATGGCGAGACGGCACAGGGGAATTTCAAGCCGCGCTTAAAATGATCAAAGGCGATATCAAGGATTATGCAGCCTTTACCGATGATCCAGAAGGCGGTCGCAAAGCTGCTGAAATGTGGTATTACCAAGCTAAAGCCGCAGGACTAAGCCATTCTGAAATTATCGCGGGTATGGAACGAATTGCTTCTGATTCCAGTAAGATGATCGGTGCTTTGTCTGAATCAAACGACTATTGGGAACATCAAGTTAAGCTCCAACAACAAGCCGCTTATGTCTCAGAAGAAACAGCGACCGCGTATTCAAACGCAAGTTCTAATTTGACCGCTTTAGGTAAAACGGTAATGGGTGCTTTCGCGGATGTATTTTCGTTCCTCCCGAAAGGATTCAACTTAATCTATGATTATTTCAACAAGGATTTTACTAATACTACTTTCTATTTGAGTATGAAAGCTATTAGTAAGTTTGTGACCGAAAATCTCCCGCCGTTATTCCAGAAAGCTAAGGATGCTCTACTTACAGCAATTAACCCGATAATCAAGACGGTTAAAACTGTACAGGAAACAATGATTAATCTGTACAACAAACTAGCCGAGATTATCGCTAAAGTACAGAATGCGATCCGCAAGGGTGGTAAAACTATTGCTGGCTGGTTTGGTGCTGATGCCGATTTTCTTGATTTTGAAATCCCAGCATTGACTACCGATAACATCAAGAAAGGCGCTCAAGGATTAGGTGATGCGGTAGAGGAAGCCATCGCAAGCGGTGTTAGTAACGGTGCTGCAACCAGCTTCGAAGATCTAGCAGAACAAGAACGCAAACGCAAAGCTGCTGAACTGCAAACACAAGCCGATGAACTGAAAAAGAAACAGGAAGAAGAGAATAAACGCCGTGTTCAATCTCTTTGCCCTGTATGTAAGCAAGGTGCGCATTCAGCCGCAGATTGTCCAGAAACCAAGAAAGCTAAAGATGCAGCGAAGAAAGCCGCAGACGAAGCCAAAAAATTAAGAGAAAAAGCCTACAATGATTTGAAGGCCATCAATATCTCTTTGTATAGCTCGTCACAAGCTGCTGTGGCGTCTTCTAACCGTCAGATTACCGAAAACCTTGCTAAGTTAGATAACGCTCTTAAACAGGGTATTATCACGCAAGAACAATACGAAGAGAAACGACGCCAGCTAATTAATGCTAACGCGGAAAACTTCCGTAAATCTGTATTAGGTGCAAATCCAATGGAAGCCCTGCAAATGTTGGCTGCTTCTAAACAGGTTTATGAACAAAGCCTTAAAGATCTGGAAGAAAACTACCAGAATAAAAACATCAAATTAGCGGATTATCTGGCAGAAAAACAGCGTATTGAAGATGCTTACAAAGGCCGTACTGGTGCGACCGATGGACTACAAGAAATCAAATCTCGTGGTCTAGCTAACTCCTTCGGTGAACGTGATCAGACTATTGACGAGATGAAAGCCGTTGATGTTGATAATGCTAATGCTGATTACGCTACCCATAAAGCCAACATTGATAAACTGCCTCAAGCTGAACAATTTAAAGCACTGCAAGCACTCAATGAAGCGCATCAAAAGAAAATGCGTGAAATTGACTTAAAATACAATAACATGCGCTTGCAAGATACACAGGATATGTTCGGTGGATTTGGTGAGGCGTTACAAGCATTTGGCTTAGAGAATAACGCTGTTACTAAGGGACTATTTGCAGCACAGAAAGGCGTTTCTATCGCAATGGGTATGATGAACGCACACGAAGCCGCAACTAAGGCTATGGCTAAGTATCCTGGACCGTTGGGTGTTGCGATGGGTGCTGCTAGCTATGCTTCTGCAATCGCTCGTGTTGCGCAGATGAAATCAATCTCTGTTGACGGTATGGCGCATGACGGTATTGATAACATCCCGCGTGAGGGTACATGGCTGTTACAGAAAGGGGAACGAGTTGTTGATGATCGTACTAACGGCGATCTGAAAGACTTCTTAGCTAACCAGAAATCCGGTAACACTGGTAACTCTCAGCCGATTGAGGTACATGCTCCTTTGCAAATTAGCGGTAACGTTAATAGCTCTGATGCAATGGTAATGGAAGCGATTAAACGCCATCCGAAACTTGTTGCCCAAGCAGTAGAAGACGCCCAGCGTCGTAGAATGTAATTAAAAGCCCCCATAGTGATAAATAATCATAAAACTATGGGGGCTTTTTCTATGTTCAAATCCAAGAATATTAAAATCACAGATTTTACTCTTAAATCAAAACAACCTTTCTTCAAGGCGCAATCCATTTCTGGTAAGTTCCAGCGTCGCTTTACTGGTATTCATTACTATGAAGCAGAATTTACAGCTAATTTCATGGCTCAGGATATTAACGAAGTAAAAGAATTTGTAGCACGTCACCTTTTTGGTCGTCCGTTCACTGTTCCGCTGTCTTACTTTTCAAAATATACAGGTGATGTACGCCAGATGGTTACGGCTGCTGCTGGTACTGCTCGCGGTGGGCGTAAGGTGAGACTCTCCAACTTCACCGGAACACTGAAAGCGGGAACTATCATCCAGTTTGAGAACCACAAGAAAATCTACACGATCACCGAAGACGTGAAATCAGGTGGTGAAATGAAACTCTTCCCTAACTTGCGTCAGAACGTCCTAGCGGGTGAGGTGATCAAGTATCAGAACGTTGAAGGTGAATTTCTTCTCACTACTGAAAACATCGATTGGAACATCGCCCAGATTGGCAAGATGAAATTTGAATTAGTGGAGAATGTATAATGGCTACTATTCAAGACGCATTTAATAAACTCTGTACCAATATTGACTTTATCGAGGTATACAACGACCAGACGGGGCAGGAAGTTACCAGATTGACGCTACCGCAGCTTTTTTCCACCGGATCGATGTTTCACATTATCGAAGTGATTACCGCGTCAGGGGACGTTCTACGGCTTACAGATGGGTACTTTGACTTAGACTATAACGGATTTACCTATCTCGCTAGCGGTGACTTTCTTGATATTTCTTCCAACTCCGAAGAAAAAGAAATCAACAACAACGGGATCACCGTTAACGTTTCGAACGTTCGAGAAGAATACATTACTCTCATTCGAAACAAGCAATTCGATAAATCAGATGTGAAAATCGAAATGGTATTCTTGAACCCCAACACGGGCAAGGTTGAAACCACTTACCCTGTTTTCCGTGGTGTAGTCGATAACATCAATATTTCTATTGACTACAAGGATAAAGAATGTACCAACGAATCAGAGTTCCAGCTTAATAGTATCTGGGAAGTTCTCGATAAAAACGCTCGTAGTCATGCTTCTGATGGTATTCATCGCTCATACCCAGGAAACGAGAACGATCTATTCTTCTCAAGGGCGGGTCGCTGGAACGCGGAAAGCAAGTGGCATTCTTCTAAGAAATAATCCCTTCTCCCTAAGCCTAGTAAATAACAGCATGGAGGTATTCAACATGCTAAAAACTAGGCTTATCACTGATTACATCAATTCATTAGTAGGTCAGGAGTTCGTTCAAGGCGAGAATGATTGCAATTTAATTGCATGTAAGATCATCGATATTCTCGCTGGCACTGACCTATATAATTCTCTTTATAAAAAATATTCAACGAAAGAAGAAGGCTTGAAAGTCTGTAAAGAACTTAGCGGATATACCAATATCCTCCAGCCTATCAAAGAACATTTTAAATTAGTTACTGATGATTTACAGGACGGCGACCTATTGATCCGCGATCACAAATTAGGAAACCGTAAGTATTACTCCGTGACTCCTTATTATTCTGGCTATGGACTCGTTACCGAAGATGGAATCTGGACGACCAAGCCGATTTACGAAATTGATTATAACGATGCTTATCGCTTTGGGGGTGATCTATGGGCGTAGAAGTATTGGTCGGCGCGGTTATTGCTGGTGCGTCGGCTGGGATGGCTGCTGCTTCCGTGGCGGCAATTTCAACATTAGCGGCTGTTGCTATCGGTATTGGTGCTGGTGCATTGTCTTTGATTGCTTCCACTGTAGGCGCACCGAAAACACCGAAGGTACAAAGCCCAGATAACGCAGTGACACTAGGAACATCAAACGATCCTAAAACAGTATTACCAGTTATTTTTGGTACTACTCGAACTGGTGCTATCTGTGTTTACAAAGCAATTTCTAAGAAAGAAAACAATAAGTTAGTGCAAATCTTCGCAATTGCCGAGGGTGAAATTGACCATTACAAAGCACTATTCATCGATAATAAAAACGTGCTGATTGGTCGAAACATGACGATCCGTGATGGCATTCTCGATAAGGGCAACATTAAAGAAGAATACCGTAAAGTGTTAGAAGTCGAGTTCCGCACGGGTAAGAATCCTAACACCGCATTGTCACTGGCAAAAACTCATTTAGGCTCAGACTGGACCGATGCTTACAAGGGTAACGGCATTGCAACCATGTGTATTGTGTTACGTCGTGATGACAAATCTCTTGCTGCTGGTGTTGATATTCTCCAGCCAAATAGCCAGGTAGCAGTAGACGTTTGCGGATTAAAGATTCGTAACCTTGAAACCAATGCTATTGAGGCTAGCACTAACGGCGTGGACCAGATTTTCCACTACCTAACAAATGAAAAATATGGTTTATCAGTACCAATTGAAAACATTAACGTTGATTCATTCCTGAAAGTACGTTCTCAAGTTCGCCAGATGAATTTGCACTCTAACGGTGCATGTGATCCGAACGCCAGCTTTAAAGAGAACTTGACCGGATTGATGCAGACTTTCGGCGGGGTAATGTTTGAATCCTTTGGACGTATTACACTGAAACTGGATGCTCCTGATATTGTTAAACATACCTTCAATGAAGACAATATAATGATGGGGAAAGTTAACCTGAAAACAGGTGGCACTAACGGTTATTTCAATACCATTAACGCAATCTATCAGGAACCATCTTTAGACTATTCAGAGCAAATGCTACGTTATCCGGCTGATGCTGAAAATGATGCTACTATCCGTCAAGATGGGCGCATTATTGCTAAAGACGTAGAATATCGCTTTGTTAAAGATGAAAACCAGATTGACAAATTAGCGAGCATTGAACGAAATAAATCTCGTATTACTCAGGTTATCAACTTCACTACTACCGATGCATTCAGCGCGGAAGTTTGGGACGTTATCAGCGTTACCCACGATGAATTGAAACTGAATAATTCACTTTGGCGTATTATCTCTATTGAGCGTAGCATTGATTCTGGTATTGCTGGTATTTTGTCTATCACCGCCACAGAATATAATTCTCAGATTTACACAGATCTGGATTATGCGGCTAAACCGGACAATAGACCAAGTGGTTTACCGGATTCAATGACATTACAGAAGCCTACTAATTTCAGAATTAAGGCAACTGGCGAGACGATTTACGGTAAAAACGTTACTTTGACATGGGATGCACCGGAAGATTTTAACCGTTATGGTTTCCAGATTGATTACCGTGTAAGCGGATCACCTAACTGGATTAAGCTGGGACAGACTTCACAGCAAATCTTCAATGTCAATGCACTGGCAAAAGATCGCTCTTACGATTACCGAGTTTGTGCTTTCGGTATCATCGCTCGATCCGATTGGGTAGAACTGATTAACCAGAATCCGACTGTTACCTATGAATTGCCGACTCCGGTTATTCGAATCAAAAATCAGGGTAGCACGCCAGGGACTTTCGAAGGTAATGATCTGATTATCGAATGGGAAAATCAGCAACAATTAGATGTTGAGATCAACGGTGAAACTAACAAGTTTAGTGACCTGTTTGAAGCATACATTATCAAGGTGACTAACAAGGCTGGTAAGTCTATTCAGTACCGTACCCGCGATCCTGAATCATGGACTTATACGCTTGATATGAACCAGTTTAACGGCCTTTCGCGTCAACTGACGGTAGAAGTATCGGCTAAGGGCTATAACAACTCAGAGAGCGCCCCAGCGCGTTTAGTGGCTATCAACCCACAACATAAGCCAATGAAAGGTTTTAGTGCGCGTGGTGGCTTTAATAGTGTGTTTGTTAGCTGGGCAGATGACGTAGAACATGATTATGCAGGGTCAATCATCCAGTATGCAACCGATAACACTTTCTCCGATGCAAGGGCAGTAAGCACGAATAGTGTTAGCCATACTTCCTTTGATTTGGCTGATGGTGATTATTATCTTCGTGCGGCACATTACGATATTTTCGGTATGGATGATGCTGTTTGGTCTGAACCTTATTTCATGCAAATGAGATCTACAATTAGCTGGGACGATCAGGACAAAGAAGCACTGGAAGACCTGATTGGTTTACAAGACCGCTTAGATGAAACTATCGCGGATGCTATTGCTCAAGCTGGCGCTAATGCCGATGCTAAAATTGATGCAATGCATAAGCAAATCACTACCGAGACGGGTAAAACTGTTCAAGCCTCAGCCGATACCTTAAAGAGTCTGATTGCTACCAGCGAGCAAGCTAGCTCCACTAAGATTGATCAGGTTAAAGCTGAACTGAAAGGCGATATTAAATCCGAAGTCAGCGCATCTGCTACTACCCTGAAACAAGCAATTGCTACCAGTGAGGCAGCAAGCGCAAGCAAGATTGATCAAGTTCGGGTAGAAATGGATGGCAAGATTGCTGGCGTGAATCAGGAAGCAGATGTAAAAATCGATGCTTTGAAAGGAACCATTAACAGCAAATATAATCTGGCAGTTAATGCAGATGGTCGCGTGGCTGGTATTCACATGAGCGCAACCAACGATCCGGCGCAACCGACGAGAATCATCTTTAATGCTGATAAAATCGCGGTAGCTCCACAGAACGGATCGGAAGTATGCCCGTTTGGTATCGAAGGTAACAAGGTTTATCTCGATAATGCGATGATTCGTAATGCTGCAATTGGTACAGCCCAGATTAATGATGCGGCGATTACCACGGCTAAAATCGGCAATGCTGCGATCAATTCAGCGAAAATCCAAGACGGCGCGATCACCAATGCCAAGATCGTAAACGGTGCAATTGATAACGCTAAAATCGGTAACTATATCCAGTCTTCCGACTGGAACGGATCGACCGGATGGCATATCAACAAGAACGGGTCCGCTACGTTCATGAACGCTACCGTTAAAGGTAATATCACGGCTGATTCTGGTACTCTGAACAACGTCACGATTAACTCTAGCTGTGTTATTAAGGGTATGCTTGAAGCTACTCAGGTTAAGGGTGATTTCGTTAAGGTGATTGGACGTAAGTTCCCGCATCGTGATGTTAACGTTGATAATGGTTATGCTGGTTATCCACAGGGAACGGTCACTGTTCGCGTTGAAGATGATCACAAGTTCGATCGTCAAATCGTTATTCCGGCTGTTAGTTTTGGTGGATTGCGAGCGCGTGAAGGGTCGAACAATAATACCTATTACGACACCTGTCGCCTGATTGTTCGTAAGAATGGGTCAGAGTTGTATAATAGGGCGTATGGCGGTAATACTGGTCTTTACTCAGGTGTTATTGATATGCCAGCGGGTAAAGGTGCTGTGACCTTGACCTTTGAAGTGCAATCAAGCGCAATCAACAACTGGACGCCTAGCACATGGATCAGTGATTTAACAGTAATGGTAACTAAAAAAGCCACTACTGGTATTACTGTTTCTTAAAATTTAATTTTAATAATTAATCCCACTTAATTCTTTTGGGTTAGGTGGGATTATTTTTATCTAAATAATTTTGCCATTAAACTATATAAAAATATCGGGGGCGTAATGACTGAAATTATATATGGCGGTATCGGTGTTATCGCCTTAATTTGTGGTGGTCTTTGGAGACTTCACCGAAATCAATTAGCAACTGAAAATAGATTGTCGAAATTGGAATCCAGCGACGCATTGTTAAACCAGAAGTTTGAGACGATGCAGAATAACCATACTCAGATTGCTGAACGTGTTTACCAAATGGAACAAACACTACACGGTATAGAGAAGAAAGTGGTTGCGATGGACGCCAAATTTGACCAAGTTATCGATTTACTTAGACAAAAATAATAATAAAAGGGGTGAATATATGAAGAATAAACTTAAGAAATATTTTGGTTATCTCTTGATTATCGCCCTCACTTATAACGTAGCAATTAGACCTCTGCTTACGTCCTTTGGGCTTGAACTCCCGGCTATGACCGTGGATGAACAATTACTCAGGACACTGGCGGGGGTCTTTTCGTTATTAGGGGGCTAACATGGCTAATCCAATAATCACATCCAATATTGATAAAGTAAAAAAAGATATCAAGAGTTGGAAACAGAAAGCTAGTAATAGCTTTCATAGGGATTTGGGTTTAGCGGTCATAGATGAGCGGGTAAAGTTGCAGAAGAAAGTCAATTCAAGGATAGATCGACCGACCAAGTTCACACAGAAAGCGGTCAATTCATACAACCGGATACGCTCAAGCGGTAAAACGTCTTACCATAGTGTTTTCATCATGAAGAATCAGGAAAAATACTTAAAATATTACTTTGAAGGTGGTAATAATATTGAGAAATTTGTTCCTGTAACTGATGACCGAACTAACCAGTTTGGTAACATTCCACAACTCAGAAACGGTAAGAAAATAGGGAAGTATGTAACCACAAAATCTAAGACTGGTAAAATACTGCTTCTCGATCCATCCGTTAAAGCCGACATGAAGAACAAGAAAAAGCTAGGGAAGCGACTTGTTGCAGTGTTGAAGAAAACAGACCGTAGTAACATCATGGGTAGTTGGAAAGATAATGAGAAAACGATGAAGAAGAATATCCAGAAGAAGATGAAAAAGCACTTCATGGGTAAAATCAACTTCGTTTAATCCATAAATACCCTCATAGAATCTTATGGGGGTATAACATGGCTAAAAATATTTTCACTGAATTTCCTACTTATCCGGTCGACCAGCTTTCCGGTATTTTTATCAATGGCATTAGCCCTGAATCAATGACACTTGATTACGAGGCGAAGAGAGTAAAGCATAAACAATTCAAGCAAATGATCCGCGATGATGGTAATGGGTTAGTGTTTTGTGTTGCGACACTCGCTAAACGTCCTAAATACCGCTTCCGTGTAGGGCAGGAGATTGATGTAGTTAACCCTTACAACTTCAATTGTATTGGTGATGCACGAGCGGTATGCATAGGCACAGCACCTTATTACATTAAGGGACTCAGATTTATTGGGTATCTTATGCAATACATCTAAAGGGGGTAATATGTTAAGCAAGCATTTTTCTCGCAAGGAATTTAAATGTAAATGCGGAAAATGTGATTATGATACTATCGACGCTGAACTGCTGGTAATTCTTGAGGATGTACGCGAACACTTCGGGAAACCAGTAATTATTAACAGCGGGAACCGTTGTCCGACTCATAACAAGAATGTAGGCGGTGCAACCAATAGCTACCATGTTCGAGGCCGTGCGGTTGATATTGTAGTGAAAGGCGTCTCGCCTGATATTGTCCATGCTTATCTTGACGGGAAATATCCTAATCAATACGGCTTAGGCAAATATAAAACCTTTACACACATCGACAGCAGGTCAAAAAAATCACGCTGGCATGGATAAAATTAAAGCGCCTCTAGTGGGCGCTTTTTTTGTTATATAGCAATTGTTTTAGTTGCATAGCTGAACTTGTCGGTCAAATAATAGCGGATTCTCTCAAGTGCATGTTTTACCGCATAATTTTTATGCTTGATTTTTCCGTTACGACCGAATATACACAGATGATCTATAAGATCCCAAACGGTAGCAATATCCTTAGAACCATGTTTGCGCAATGCACGACCGATACTCTGTCTAACAATGGTTGATTCTTTAACTGGATGCCCGAAAATAACATGGTGCAAGTTCTTGATAGAAACACCAGTAGAGAACACACCATAGGATGCAACGCAAATGATCCCTGTTTCCCCTTCCGCTAATTTTTTGAACTCGTCTCGTTCTTCTGTCTTAACTCCACCGTCAATATAATAAACCTTGTCGTGTACCTTCTGTAACGCATCATACATAAGTTTTCCGTGCTTAGTATTGCGGAACATCAGGAATACGTTTTCGCCCTTCTTAGCGAGTTTTAGCGCCAAATTACAAGCAAACTTATTACGTCGTGGGTTAGACGTAATATACTTGATCTCTTCCGCATATTCTCTACCCTTAACCGCGCTACATTCCTCATCGGTATAACGAAGGAAAAGACAGTTGATTTTCAGTTTCGTCACTTGACCTTCTTCCATCAGGCGGTCAATGCTAACGATCTTAGAAATATCACCGAAAAGCCCGACATACTGCATTAAATGGCATTTTGATTCTTTCGGGGAACCAGTCATACCGATTTTGAACTGGCAATGATTCATTCCATTGATGATATTGGTAATATTTTTGGCACTAGCCTTATGTGATTCATCAACTATCAACATTCCATATTGTCGGAACCATTCAGGAGGCATCTTGCAAGCTGATTGCCATGTTGAAACAGTGATTAGCCTATCTCCCGGATGTTTCCCGCTACCACTCATCATTGTATGAATTGCTTCATAAGGGAATAGCCTATAATCGATGAAATCATCCCTCATTTGAACCACTAGCGATGTAGTCGGAACAATGATTAGAATTTTTCCGGTGTAATGCTCTAAGTACCAGCGAGACAGCATACAAGCAATCAATGACTTTCCGGCACTGGTAGGAAGAACCAGCATTCTACGGCGATTATGAATACCCAGAAAGACTGCTTCACGCTGATACCAGTAAGGATTGATTTTATTGGAACCGGAATACACTTCTAGGGAATCAATCCATTCATTAATCGCGTCTTTGGTTACATCTTCCTTCTCAAGCAATCGCGGGTCAATCCAGACTGAATAGCCCATATTTTTAACAAAGACACCCAACGTTTTTAATAGTCCAATTGGTAGGGTGTTTTCATGCGTAAACAGTCTTATTCGTCCATCCCAGCCAGAATACTTGTAACGGGGGCTAAACCTAGCCCCTTCAACCTCAAACGAGAAATAATCTCTTAATTCCATTCCGATAGAAGGAGAGCAATCAACCTTAACGAAACTGTAATCTTGAAAATGAATTTTAATATCTTGCATTAGTTCCACTCCACACTTGCAATATTCTTTATATTGTTTAGTGATTTATTGCAGTAGTGGAATGTTTCAGTTTTGCCGTATTCAATCCCGCCTATACCCACATCCAGATAGAGAATGCAATAGTAAGACAATTTTCTCTGATAAATAGTAGTGAACTTATTATTTTAGAGGAAACTACTATGAAACTTGCTTACGCTGCCTAACGCAATTAAATTAAAAAGGGGTACATCTGTACCCCTTAACTGTTTTAGCTCGTTATACGTCGATTTAGGCCGCTTAAATTCCAAATTCCTGTAATGGACCTGGTATTTCCTCTTCTGGTTTCCAGTTCTTATCTGTCAGCATGTCTAAACATGGATGCAAAACAAGCCCGTTACTCTCCAGAATCTGCCTATCATTGATGGTCTTCAAATCAACGAAGATCCGGCCTTTCCTCGGTCCTCTTGAATTTTCTATTACAACTCTCTGGGTCTTACCATCAATGTATTCCAGTACAAACAAGTTTTTGTATTTGTCAATCCTGCTACACCCGATCCGTTTTAGAGCTTGCTTAATCTTAAACCGGACCTTAATGCGATCCTCGTTATAAACATCTTCTAAATCAAATTCTGCGAGCTTCTCCCAGCCTTGAGAGTCCACAGAATACATTTCCTCTTCTGCCATCTTAATCTGATTGTAGAGTGTTTCACGCTCGCTATTGAGGGTAGTAATCTGGTCGGCTAACTCCTTCGTTGCTCCTGTCATAGCAGAAAGGGTAATCAGGTTATCAATCTTGCGTGATATTTCATCAATCTGTACTTTCAAAGCCGGAACCGGATTAGCCTTATCCTCAGCAATCCAGATTTTATCAGCCAGCAATTGCAATACAGCTTTCTCTAATTGATCACCTCGAAAACTCCAGTTTGTATGCACACATGCAATACGACTAGAGCGCATTGCATCGCATGAATAACGATATTGGTTAGGACGTTTGTTAGTTCCTTTCACCTTAACCATAGCGGAACCGCAATGTTCACATTTCAGCAGATTAACACCACTAAGCAGGGGGATCGGTTTAGCTTCTTCTTTGTCTCCATAGTTACATGCTCTAACACCAATGCTTTTCTTAAGGTGATAAAACTCAGCGTCATCTAGCACACGAGGGTAATAATCCTTTAACTCATACTTAACGCCATCTACAGAGATTTCCTTGATACCAATCAAAGCGCGGGTATGGAACAACCTTTCAATCATTGCTCGTGACCAGTTTGAATGCCTCTTGTGACTTGCGGCTGGTGGTGGTGTATATGTCGCGTTAAGGTGATCCAGTATCTCGGCGGTAGACCGTCCATTCCTGCGTAATTCCACAACCTCCTGAACAATAGGGAAGAAGACCGGATCGGGACACACATAACCGGAAGTGGTATCAGTCCACCACATATTCTTTCCAATTTCCTCGATTGCAACAGCCGGATTTTGTGGATTTTCTTGATGAGCTTTAATCTTAATCAGTGCGCTTGAGTTAGTACGATTGCGCTTAGTCTGGCTTTCCTCGTTAGCTCTCGCAAACAACATGACACTCAATAGCAAATCAATAGGATTGGCATTAACCGATTCCTTGCTATAGACCTTACCATCCATGCCAGTTACGATAGTTATTCCCCTACGGATAATCGAGAGAAATAGCTCTTGTGCTTCAATGATGGATTGGCGAGAGATACGGTCCAAGTTTTCCACAACCAGCCAGCTACCAACCGGAATAGATCGACCAATCTCATCCAGAAAACGAGATAATGCACCTGTTCTACTGTTAGCCCCTTTGAATGCAGATACACCAAAATCCTGATAGCTTGTAACCAGTTCAAGGTCATATTTTGCGGCTATCTCTGCGGCTGTTCTCTTTTGGCGTTCATAAGAACTACCATCCGCTTGCTTCATTGAAGAGAAGCGAATATACGAATACAGTTTAGTTTTCATACCATTTCCAAACAAAAACGCCCCTACCGCGTATTATAACGATAGGGGCTAGGTGATTAAAGATTAAAAGTTAATGCTAATTACCAGACCAAACACAACCGCTCCAATTAAATCACTCCAGTTAATACACGCTCCGCTATATTCTTTCTTGAATGTCTTAGATGAAATACCATCATGAAACTGTTTCATTTGATTCTCCTAAACAATAACAACAATATAAACAGCGAGAAAAAACGCGCTAAAATGCTAAGAATAAGTAGCTCTAATAATTTCATGGTTGAATAGGGCGGGAATTACACCCACCAAATTAGAAATTAATTAAGCGCGAACGATGGTCAGAGTATCCAGCAAACCTTTTTCGTATAATTCGAAACACGTTTTATATTGCTCAATCTTCCAACCGTAGCGGGTAATCTTATTCAGTAGAACAATCACGGTATTCTCATCTAGGTATTGTCCTTGCTTACCAATTACATATGACTCGCGGGATAGTCTCAGCTTACGGAAACCTTTAACACCTAATTCCTTAGCCACCGCTTTAACCTCGTTAATCTCACCTTCTGCGGCTACATATTCAGCGTCGATAATCTCAGTTGATGATCTCAGTGCTACCAGAACTAAGGCCATTGCTTCTTCTTCGGTACGAGCAACACCAGCTTTCTCGAAAGTCATCTCACCAAATTTACGAGTCATAATATTGAACATTGTCTGTATTCCGTTTAAATCGGCGGGAATAGTACCCGCCAAATTAGACATTACTTCTTGCTGATAAACTCTTTAGCGATAAAGTTGATTACTTCTTTCAGCTTCTTGTCTGTATCGATGCACGCTGGTAATTCTTCTTTAATATCCTGCGGCAGATACACATTCCCTTTAAAGTGGAGGAAACCATCATTACCAATCATGTAGGAGAACATCCATTCACAATCGTTATCCGCTTCCCAGAACGCCACGGTCTCATCGTCAATCAAGGTAATGTCCATGTTGCGACGTGCTGCGTAGTTGATGATTGCTTTACCGATGTTCATTGTTGTACCCCCTCGTGTTATTGTGGGGGCATTATATTAGGCAAACCTAAACAGGAGATTACTCGCCTATTTAACTTGCACCATGCGACAAAAATCGACGCCGTCCAGCTTGCGGCAAAGGCGCTTGGCAAAGAGTTATCGCTGGTGATGGTTTAATTACAGTTAACGAAAAGTTGTCATTTTTAACAACTGATATAGACTGCCGAATCATCTGCACATAATTACGATTCGATA